TCACTTAATCGCGTGTCCACTATTCGCGGGTAGGATCACATTAACCGAATATCCATCCCAATGATCGAATTCAGGAGAAAGCACGTTGTGATAACCAGCGCCGCGCAGCCTGAATTTTTTACGGGCGATTACGAAAACTCCTTCAACCACTCGACTTTTCATTCGCCACAAGTACATGCCAGCTGATTCTGGCTTTCGATCTGAATAATTAATCCATTCCATTATTCCATCCTCAATGCTTCAGTCCATTGCCGCGCCCGTCGAGATACACCTCAACAAGCAACTCGCGGGTGAATGTGCGTTCGCAGCCACGATGCAGATACAGCTTTCCGCGCTTGTGTGCTGATGCTGTCCAGGTGGCGTCTTTGTGCTTAACGAGCATGCCGGGCTGTACGGCGCCGCGGTTTACTTCCTGCGTTCCATAGTGATGTAGACTCATGATGCCTCCCGTGCGCGTAGCATGGCGTCTGCAAGCTGATATGCGCATTCAGCCATTTTGTCAGCAGAACTATCAGGTTCTGCCTCGAAGTAGCCACCCTCTAAAGCGGACCACGCCACCGCCATCGACTTTGCTGCGAAATAGTCCCGCAGCGTCATACCCTGACTATCAACGATGAAGTTTTCTGTCTTCCCCTTATGCACTCCAGAATATGGGAATGCCGGTCCGCCCGTTTCTTTGCTCATAATCATCTCCCGCGCTTCAGGCCGCGCCGCCGAACAAGGTTGATACAAGACTTCTGCGCTTGTGCAAGGACTGGCGGTGGATGGCCGCCGTTTGTCATAACTTGAACCACTCTGTGAATGGGTCAGGGTATGAGGAATTAAAAAACCCGCCGGAGCGGGTCATTCTGGATGATTGAGCATTGCCCAATGCGTTACTTCTTGCGGGGCATAGCGCTTCTTAAACGCGCCATTTGTGTAGATCCAGAAGTCATCTTCCTGCAGCCTTCCGAACTCATAATCACCATCAACGAAAAGCAGTAGCAGTCGTACTTTCGGTGGTTGTCTTTCGCTGCACTTAACCCATTCCATCGCCTTACCCTCTGTAGTTACCCGCATTGCGGGGAGAAATGTTAAATCTGGTCAGTTACACGCCATGACCTACAGCTCGTCACGAATCTGTGAGAGCGTGCTGATTGCCAGGTAATGACCACGCCGCTGATCTTCTGTTTTGTACGTACGCATATCGTCTTTGATCGATGCGATCGCCTTGTTCAGAACTTCAACTTGCGCTTCTTTAATCGCCTGTTTCCGTGGTTTCTGGCGCTTCTTCGGCAAGTTTCTTAAGCACGCCGGAATGTATGGCTGAGTCATAAAAAATCCTCTTGTGATTCAGCCCAGCCCACTCATTGAATGGGCTGGAATAAGTCAGAAATTCCACGGTTTAGCCGACAACTCACTCGCCAGCTTTCTCGCCTCTGCCTTTCCGCCGACTTCGTACTTCTCTTCCGTCAGGCGACCATCGACACCAATGACCAGGAACTTCTGTGACCGGCTTGCGTAGTAGTGTGCTGTTTTCATAATTGCGCCCTTATCGTGCTGTAACCTGCTTAAATCAGTGGGGTAGATTTTCCGCGGGATTTCTGTACCGCATGAATTTTGTTTCCGAACGGGTTCTCATCCTTGTACCAGGTGCGGTGATTATTGCGCTCAACAGCTTCAGCGCGTTTTTCCATCTCCTCCCGATACTCAGCCAGCACCGTCAAATCAATTGGGTTCACAGCGCTTTCTACGCGTGATTTCGGCTTGCGAGTCAGCGACAGAACGGGGCGGTTATCTGGCTTAGCGCTAACCCCAACTAACAGGGGATTTGCAGCTTTCCATTCGGCCTGTTTCTCTGCGCGGCGTTCGCGGCGGCGTGCTTGTGCATCCATTGTGGATCTCCTGTCAGTTAGCTTTGGTGGTGCCGCGCCGGGTGCTTATCTTCCGGTTGCTGTCGATGCAGCTGCAATTCACGCCACCCCAAAGCTTTCTGCTTTGAATTACGCCCTTCTTCAGGGCCAGATTTTTAAGAGCATCACCGTCCTGGTGAGTAGTGCGTCCTGCTGATGGGATAAATTTACAAGATAGTTTGTATTGTGCCTACAAGGAATATTGTATTTTTAGGCATGAAAAACAAACTCCGTTGTTTTTAAACGGAAAATAGTTTGTTTTTTATATGAGTGCTTTGAGGTGGGGTGCGGGTTAGTTAGTGCATGTTCCAGCTACGTCACCGACAAAAGCTTTTGTAGATGTGAGCTTCTGATATCCCGGGATGTTCATTACTTTGGAATATATGACTTTTTTATCTTTCGTTACGGACCATGTTTCCACGGTTATTCCGCCTCCAGATTGGTAGCTTCCAACCATGGTATTGCCAGATAGCGGAACGTAAGAAAGATCAGAAACAGATGAGCCATCCATATTTTTTAATGTCGCAACGTCACCATTGATAGTCAGCTTGAAAGCAACCCCTGTCATTGCATCGTCAATGAAATCATATCCATCTTCGCTAAATGAAGATTTTCCTTGAAGCCCTGAGATAATCCAGCAATCTGCGTTAACTACAGGTGATAGAGAAAGGAATGCTATGGCAATTATGTATTTTCTCATATGAATTTAACCCTTGCCTCAACAACAACGCCGATGATCTTGCAGTTTCCATTGATAGGTATCATTGGCCATGCTGGATTCAATCCTTTTAGATATTTCATGCCGCCATCAATGACTAATTTTTTAAAGGTAGCCTCATTAGCATCAATCAGCTTCGCAACAACAAGACTACCGTTGGATGGCTCCCTCCCGGTGTCAACAAGAACCAGATGCCCTTCTGGTATGCTTTGTCCTGCTGGTGATGTCATTGAATCCCCCTCCACTCGAAGCCAGAATCCATCACCTAACATGTGAATATCGCTGTCATACCATTCTTCAATGTCTTTGAGATTATATGGCTCACATGCTTCCGCCCAGCATCCTGCACTTACCGCACTAATCAACGGATATTTCCCCTTTGGGCTATTTGGGCCCGCATATTCTACATTGGCTTCAGGAGATCCATTTAAAAGCCAATCAACACTAGTTCCTAATGCAATAGCAAGCTCAGGCAGGAACCTGGGCCTCTTCGTTTTGCCGTTTTCAAGTTGCTCAATCGATTGCTGTGTCGTACCAACCCTCTCAGCAAGTTCAACCTGGTTAAGCCCTAATTGAATTCTTTTGCTTTTTACCCTGGAAGAAATACTCATAGACACCCCTGTAAATTAACCTCCATGGTTACAAGAAAAACTGTAATTGACAAACAAGATACTTTGTATGAAAATACAAGAAAGTTTGTAGGAGGAGGCATTATGCAAACATTATCGGAACGCCTCAAAAATAAACGAGTGTCACTGAAGATGACCCAATCCGAGCTTGCTACAAAAGCCGGTATAAAACAGCAATCAATCCAATTGATTGAAGCTGGAGTCACAAAGCGTCCTCGCTTCTTATTTGAGATTGCAATAGCTCTTAACTGTGACCCTGCGTGGCTTCAGTACGGAGAAAAAGACGGCAAAGCCGCCTAAGTAACACCCGCTCTTATCACATCTCAGCCCTGAAAAAGGGCGCATCAAAACAAACAAGTCTCTATGGCTCTGCGTGTTCGCGCATGGCCTTTAACTATTTCAACACCATAGGAATTATCACACATGGAAAATGCAACTAACCGCAACAAGGCCAATGCCAGACGCATTGAGTCCTGGTTGCTCAATCAAATATCCCTTCGTGGGTCTTGCAACATAGCAAAAGCAATTGGCGTCGATAAATCGCAGATCACCCGATGGAAAGAAAGTTGGCTGCCGAAGATGGCAATGCTGTTGGCTGTTCTGGAGTGGGGCGTTGTTGATGAGGATATGGCCCGGCTGGCGGAGATGGTCGCTGAGGTTCTGACAAAGAAAAAGTCCCAGGCGGCAACCCGGGACTCTTCACAACTAACGATTGAATTTTAACGCATTCAACAGGAGTCATTTTAATGGCTAATAGCAAAAAGTACCAGGAAAAAGAGGAGCGGCGCCACCCGGATTCACCGGATGGATTGGTCGTCGCCGCGTCAAAGAACCGGGCGTTTGCTGAACGTTTCGTCGGCATGGTGCGTCTGGCTCTGATCAGTGCGGGGGTGAAGAATGGGCGTCGTTAAGCAGATAGCAGACTACAGGCCGCCGCTGGAGGTCGTGGAGCATCGTGTGGCGCAGCTTGAAGATGGGTTTACTCGCGTTGCTAATGAGCTTATTGATGCTGTCATGGCGTCAGGATTAAGCGAAACAGAGATGTGTATTGTGCTGGCAGTCTGGCGCAAGACATACGGATTCAACAAGAAAATTGACTGGGTTAGCAACGAACAGCTTGAGCAAATGGTTGGCAAGCATCACACCCATTGTTCAACAGCAAAAAACCTGCTGATCACCAAGAAAGTCTTTATCCAGGAAGGGCGGAAAGTTGGCATGAATACCAACATTTCTGAGTGGAAAACGAAGTTTAACGGATTCTGCAAAACATTAGCTAAACCTGCTAAGAAAACATTAGCAGAAGTTGCTAACGGAACTAAGCAGAAGTTGCTAACCACAAAAGACAATAACCAAAAGACAGAAAGACAAGATCCCCCTAAATCCCCCGAGGGGGGAAACCTTCTCGCTCAGGGAGTGATGGATTACTTCAACGAGCTGACAGGAAGCCGTTGCTCAAAACTGGCTCCATTTGAAAAAGTTCTCTCCACCGTGAAAAGCAAAGGGGAGTGCTACACAGCTGACGAACTGAAGCTGGTTATCCGGTGGGCCCATGTGAACTGGGGTCACAGCTTCAAACCGGAGAACCTGTGCCGCATGACCCGGTTTGATGGATACCTGTCAGACGCCCTGATTTGGGCTGATGGGCAGGGAAGTAACCCGACGGCATGCCCTCACGAAGAAATCATTTCGACCTGGAACAGCAAGTTCCCGGAGAAAGCCATTGCTCAGCACGAATGGAACCGCCGCCGCCCGGCGTACCGGAATCTCGAAGCGGTCTGGAACGGTAAGACCAGCCAGGGTAACTGGCGCGAGCTGAAGCACATGTCCAGAGCTTTCGACTTGATCGGAAAATCGAACCTGTTCTCCGACTCGGCAGGTAAGCATTGGCTTACGCTGGACTGGATCCTGAACCCTAAGAACTGGGGGCAGGTTTACGAACAGGCCATCAACGAACACCGCCAGCGCAATGGAGTTACAGCATGAGCCGCTTTATCGATTTGTACGTTGAACAGTCCGTTATCGGGGCGATCATGCTCGCTGCGGGTCGCGCGGATGGCGCTGATATGGCGACAGACGCGATTGAAGGGCTGACGGAAGAGCATTTCACCTCAATGCCACACAAGCTGGCGCTGCGCGCTTACAAGCGCCTTAACGATGCCGGGGAGAAGATAGACCTCCTGACGCTTACCAGCGACCTTGAGCAGATCGGATTGCTGGACGAGGCCGGTGGATTCGGATATCTGGCAGAGTGCAGCAAAAACACGCCGTCCTTTGCAAACCTGGCTGTGTACTGCGAGAAACTCCGCGAGATGCAACTTGGTCGCCGGATGACACTGGCTCTTCAGGTAGGAATCCAGAAACTGTCAGAACCTTCTACGGATGGAATCACTGACATTATCGGAAATATTCAGGCCGATATATCCGGTATTGAGCATAACGCTGATTACGGCACTGAGCACATCACCACCGGGATCGACATGTCGCTTGATACCATCCAGGCGATTATCAGCGGTGACATCTGGAAGTACAAAACCGAGTTGGGCATGTCCACCATCGACAGTGCGTTCGGCGGATTCAACAACACGGATTTCATCGTCGTTGGCGGACGCCCGGGTATGGGTAAGACCATGTTCAGCACCACCGTAACGGAAACCGTTGGCCTGAAAAACAACAAGCCAGTCCTTTTCTTCAGCCTGGAAATGCCAGTAGAGCAGATCTCTGAACGAGTTGCTTTCCACCGGGCGCGCGTCAGCAAAGAGGATTTACTTAGCAACCGAAGTGGTGTGATGGATGAAGCGTGGGGGAAGGTTGGCCACTGCATGAAGGAGTTCATCGACTCCCCGATCTACATCAACGACAAAACGTCGCTCAGCGTTCACCAGGTCAGATCTGAAGCGCGCCGCATGAGCAAAAAACTCGGCGGTCTTGGCGTAATCATTGTCGACTACCTCCAGAAAATGCGCATGTCAGACCCGGAAAATATGAACCGCAGCGTAGGGGAGATCGCTACCGGCCTGAAGAACCTGGCGAAAGAGTTGCGTTGCCCGGTCATCGCTCTGGCTCAGCTAAACCGAAACCTTGAGCAGCGCGCAAATAAGCGGCCTGTCGCCGCAGACCTGCGTGAATCCGGTGTTATTGAGCAAGAAGCTGACGTGATCTTCATGGTGTACCGGGATGAGAAATACAACCCGAATACCGAACTGAAAGGAATCACGGAAATTATCTGCGTTAAATCCCGCCACGCGCCGGGCGCCGAAAAAACATATCACTTCAGCAGTCGTTACTCCGGACTGGATCCGGTGGCATGGACTCAAAACGAACGCGACGCACAGGAGATGGATTATGAGTGCTAATAACGAATCACGTAACACACGGGAAATTATCGAAGCTGAATACCCGGAATTCCCCGAGACCATCCTCCACGCCGAACTATGCCGCGCATGTGCTCGTATAGACGGTCGCAGCATCAAACAGGCACTGAAAGGCTTTGCTCTTGCCCGTATCGAAAAGGTTGATAGCAAGCCACTCAAAGGCGCACTGGAGCAGATGGCATCCAGCATGTTCCCTGAGACAGAGATAGCCCGTATCCGCTCCTGTGTTGGTCGCATGGAATCGGCACTGGTGAAGACATTCGGAGTGAAAAGAGCATGAATATTAAACGTTATGAAATGGTTGAGAAATCAAGAGGCCCAGAACGATTTGATGTCCTGGGGGAAAGCGCTGATGGTTCATATGTTAATTACGATGACCACGTTGCTGTAGTTGCCGAGATGGAAGCAAGATGCGCGGCGCTGGCTGCGGAGAATGCTGGGCTGAAAGAGTACAGACCACAGCCCGGTGGTGCAGCCATGATGGAGGCTCTTGATGCTTTCGAGGCTCAGGATGATTATCCAGAAGGCGGCATGATGGATGCATTCGAAATTCTTTGCTGCAAGCAAGTTAAAACCCCGTCGACCGACGCTTTCCTGGCTGAAGTGCTGGCGCAGGGTGTGGAAGGGGCTATTGAAATTATCATGATCCACATGAATCACCAGCATCATGCAATTGGAACGGCGATTAATATTCTTCGAACTCATGCCGCACAGCTTCGCCAGGAGGCCAAATGAGCATCATCAACAAACAGGCGCTGCGTGAAGCGGCGGAGAAGGCGACTCCAGGTAAGTGGTGGATTGATTCTCACGGACAAGCAATGGTGGCGTTTGTTGGAAGCGACGTGCTGGAAGTGTTTGCAACCGATAATAAGCGAGATGCAGTTCGACATGCAGATACCGGAAATCTCTCTCGATGGAGAAATGATAATGACGCGACATTCATCGCTACCGCTAACCCTTCCACCGTACTGGAGCTGCTGGATGAACTGGAAGCCAAAGACAAGCGCATAGCAGAGCAGCAAAGCGATAATGCATACATCCGCAACCGGTATAAAGAACTGGACCTGTTAATCGGGAAAAACATTCTGGTCATGCAGGCTGCGATTATTGAATGGCAGGCAACTGGCGATGCGAAGAACGGTCTGTCATGGATTTATAACACGCTGTTTGGCCCTGGCGAATTGCCGGACGAAGCAGAGAAAGATGCTCAGGACTACTTTAACCGTAAATATGCTCCGATTGACGAAGAGCTTATGGCGCTTCACAAGTGGTTTTGGGAGCAAAGCGAAGCCGAACGCGTCGCCGCTGGCATCAAAATAAAAGGAAAGTGAGATGGCTTTAACTCATGACGAACTTTGCCAAATAGCGTACTCATTCCTTAAGCGCAATGGGTTCAAGGTTTGTTTTCATGACCGCTTTATTGCGGTAACCAGCACAGGTGAGCAGCCTGATGCTATGGGGTTCAGAAATTTTGCATCTTGCCTAATCGAAGCGAAGTGTTCACGCGCAGATCTGCTTGCAGACAGGAAAAAGCGGTTTCGCCAGCAACCTGAATTAGGCATGGGAGATTGGCGGTTTTTTATCAGTGAGCCTGGCATCATTTCAGTTGAAGACTTACCGAGCGGGTGGGGATTGCTGCACGTGGTTAACGGAAAGGTGCGCAAAGTGCATGGCTGGCCAATTGGTAACTGCTGCTGGGGAAGTCCTGAAGATAAGCCGTTCACAGGCAACAAGCAGGTCGAATGCGATTACATGCTGTCTGCTTTGCGTCGCATGGAACTGCGTGGGCACCTCAATGAAATTTATGACGGCGTGATAGTCAATAAGCCAGAAGGAATCGCATCATGAAAACTAACAACCACCCGGCACACTCCCCTCTGACATCCCGTCGTCTTCACCAGATGCGCGACATACTCAGCAAAGCCGCAGCACAACGTGACGGTGGAGATATTGGCTATGCGATGTCTGACGCGGTGAAGCTGATTAATGAGGTGCTGTCATCGGATGATGGACGCGACCAATTCGAAGAATGGTTCAAGTTCCACTACGGCAACGAGCATTCAATCGTAAAACTGCACCGGGCTAACGGCGGTGCCAATTACCGTGACCCGCATGTCGATTTAGCGTGGATTGCGTGGAAGGACTCCCGCGCCGCCATGCTTCCGGCTGGCAGCTCTCCGGTAATTCCGGATGGCTGGGTGATGGTGCCGATTGAGCCGACAGTAGAAATGCGCAAGGCCTTTCACAAGGCAAATGATGAGGCTGATAGCTTTGTTAGCCCGGACCATCAGTGGGATGCAATGCTCGCAGCAGCACCGCAGCAGGAGGTGCTGCTGTGATATTAATCCCAGAAAAAATCCAGTACTTATCATTCTATAGACAGTTGGTTATTGGTCTTCATCAGCGATTCTGCGCACACAACTGGTGCGAGCATTTCCACATTATTTGCACTGACAATATTGGAGGGCACTTTGGTTTTATTCAAGAATACTGCCCTAAGTGCGGAAAAATTAAATAACACAAACGCAACATCAAGCAACGTTGATAACGCGTAATCAATAAGCCATAATCATGTCACCGGAGCCTGAACAACTCCGGTGACTTCTGCGCATATGATTGGGAAATTATATGCGACCACAATCTGAACACATCACCCTGTCACAGATGCAGAAATGCACCTGCGATTTTCTGCATTCTGCGGTTTCTGTCATGGAGGCCGTATGATCCTTCCAGTTGACGGCATCAAACTTCATCGCGGTAATTTTGCAGCGATAGTCCAGCAGATTCAGCCATTGCTCGATGCTGGCCAGTGCTTCCGATTACAGGTTAAACCGTGGCGTGAGAAGCGCAGCCTTTCTCAGAACGCGCTCAGCCACATGTGGTACACCGAAATCAGTGACTATCTCATTGCGCGCGGAAAGGCGTTTGCCACTCCTGAATGGGTGAAGGACGCTCTCAAGCACACCTATCTCGGATACGAAACCAAAGAGCGTATCGACGTTGTAACCGGGGAAGTAACGGCCATTCAGTCGCTGCGCCACACTGCCGATCTGGATACTGGCGACATGTACGTATTCCTGTGCAAAGTCGAAGCATGGTCGATGAATATCGGCTGCCACCTGACCATTCCGCAGAGCTGCGAGTATCAGCTGCTGCGCGATAAGCAGGAGGCGTAATGGCTAATCCACTCGCTCGCGTCATCAGCAACCACATATTTAAAGTCCCGGCACGCCGCAAGCGCAAGCCGGAGCTTAAGCCATCCGACATACCCACATTTCACTATACGGCTCACCTGGCTGACGTTCGCTGGTTGCGCCACGCTGCCAGAAGGAAATCCCCATGAGCATGTATCAACGCATTAACGGCGCTGACTGGCGCAATATCTATGTCGTTGGCGATCTGCATGGTTGCTACACGCTGCTGATGAATGAACTTGATGCTATTGGCTTCGACCCTGCACAAGACCTGCTGATCTCCGTCGGCGACCTGGTAGACCGTGGGGCCGAAAACGTGGAATGTCTTGAGTTGATTATGATGCCGTGGTTCCGCGCTGTACGTGGCAATCACGAGCAGATGATGATTGATGGCCTGTCAGAGTATGGCAACGTCAATCACTGGCTGGTTAACGGTGGTGGCTGGTTCTTCAACCTCGACTATGACAAAGAGGTACTGGCAAAGGCGCTGGTGCACAAAGCCGCTGAACTTCCTCTAATCATCGAAGTGGTGACCGGCGATAAGAAAACGGTCATCTGCCATGCAGACTACCCGAGCAACGAATACGAATTCGACAAGCCAGTAGATGCTGAGATGGTTATCTGGAACCGTGAACGTGTGAGTGATGCGCAGGACTGGATCACCCACGAAATCACTGGTGCCGACCTGTTCATCTTTGGGCATACCCCGGCGCGCGCACCCCTCAAATACGCCAACCAGATGTACATCGATACTGGTGCCGTGTTCTGCGGAAATCTTACGTTTGTGAATCTTCAGCGGGGTGACCATGCGTAAACCATCCCGCCGCAAGTGCAAGGTATGCGGAGAGAAGTTTACTCCGCAATACGACAACATTCGTTGGTGCTGTCCGGAGCATGGTGCTCAGTTCTCTATGCAGGAACTCGAGAGGAAACGCGAGAAGCAACAGCGAGAGAAGGACAAAACAGAGCGCGCCGCCTGGCAGGAAAGAAAAGCCGCCGTTAAGCCACTCAGCCACTGGATCAGCATGACTCAGCGCGCGGTGAACGACTGGCGCCGGGAAATGCTTCTGGCCGCCGGACATGGCTGCATATCCTGTGGCACCAAAACCGCTTTCGCCTGGCATGCCGGTCACTACAGGACGACGGCCGCCGCCCCGCAACTCCGCTTTACTGACGACAACATCTAGCTTCAGTGCAGCGCCTGCAACGTTCACAAATCAGGAAACATTGAGGCGTATCGCGTTGCTCTGGTTGAACTGATTGGCGAGGAACGCGTTACGGCGCTGGAGTGCAACAACGAAACCCACCGATATACCCGGGAAGAACTGGCAGACATCCGGGCGCAGGCCAGAGCAAATCTTCGCGCATTGAAACAGCAGGAGGCCGCATGACCAGGGAACAGATCGAACGCTATCAGGCGGAAAGCATAGCTCGCGCATATCTGAAACCAATAGCGAAGCACAGCCAAAACCAGCATACCAAAACCAAAAAGCCAGAAGGAGCAGCCGCATGAAACTGGAATTAAACAACGAGCAGCATCAGTGGATTGACCAATGGCTCCAACTCTGGGGGGCGTGGGCGCAGACCGGCAAGATTAACAAATCGATGATCAACATGATTGCCAAGTTCATGGCTACCGTTCAGCCGCAGGAGGTATCCCGTCCAGTGTGCAGCGACGACGACGGCATGCTGATTGATGCAGTTCTCCGCCATTACCTGAAGAACATCGATGAGAACGCATGGCGGGTTATCTTCGCTTACTACGTTTGCAACTCAAGTGAAATACGGATCGCCACCTGGCAGCATGCTATTTCCGGCCCGCGAGTGATGAAGACCAGATCCGGCAACCAGTATAAGCGCCCGAGCATCTCCACTATTCGCCGAGAAGTGAAGGACACCATCAATGCGGCGCTGTTCTGTTTGTACCAACCGATGCAAAATGCGTTCATCGAGCGCGATAATGCGAGAAAAATTGCGAAAAACACGCAAAAGTCGCTTGCATTCCAATGAACAAATGAGCACAATTAATCGTATATGTTGCCATTGTTGTGTGTGACATAACATTTCTAATTAATGAGCCCGAGGTTAACGCCTTGGGCTTTTTATTTGCCTGTAGCTAAGCGGTAAAGCACCCAACTCATAATTGGATGATCGCTGGTTCGAATCCAGCCAGGCGAACCATAACCCAGCCAGGGTACCTTCGACCAAAGAGTCGACATTTGAAACACCCTCATCTTCCCGGTCTGCTGCCGGGTTTTTTATTCCAGGCTCACGGGAATCACCCTCGACATACCTCGTTGATCACCAGCCCGTGAAGCCTGACCTTTTCAAAACACACAGCACCCCGACAAAAATTTCGGAGGTGAGAGTATGTATCGCATGGACAAAATCAGAGAGTGGCTCAGCTACTGGTTTGGAGGGATTACGACAATGGGCGGGGTCCTATCTCTAAATGACTGGGCAATCATCATTGGTATCGTATGCACCGTGGGAACCTTTGGTATTAACTGGTACTACAAACGAAAAGAACGAGAGGATCGTCTAAATGGCAATGCCCCCAGCGTTCAGAAATAGTGTTGTGGCGGCGGCAGGTGGTGGGGCTATCGCGATTGCCTCCGCACTGATAACCGGCCCTACCGGCAATGATGGGCTTGAAGGTGTTCGTTACGATCCGTATCGTGATGTTGTCGGAGTGATGACCGTCTGCTACGGACACACTGGCAGAGACATCATGCTCGGCAAGAAATACACCGAAGCTGAATGCCGCGCTCTGCTGAATAAAGACCTCAACACTGTAGCGCGCCAGATTGACCCATATATCAAAACTGACATACCGGAACCGATGCGCGGGGCGCTTTACTCCTTCGTTTATAACGTCGGTGCCGGTAACTTCCAGACATCAACTCTGCTTCGCAAAATCAACCAGGGTGATAACAAAGGCGCATGCGATCAGCTTCGTCGCTGGACATACGCCGGTGGAAAGCAGTGGAAAGGCCTGGTGACTCGCCGCGAGATTGAGCGCGAAGTATGCCTGTGGGGTCAGAAATGAGCCGACTATCAGCCATCATTTCCGCTGTGGTGATATGCGCTCTCGTCTGTCTTGGCTGGGCGGTTAATCACTACCGCGATAACGCCATTGAGTACAAAGGCCAGCGCGATAAAGCCACTGAAAAGCTCAACCTGGCTAACGCCACCATCGCCGACATGACCACCCGTCAGCGTGACGTTGCGGTGCTCGATGCGAAATACACGAAGGAATTAGACGATGCGCAAAAAACCATTAGCGATTTGCGTCGGGATGTCGATTCTGGCGCTAAACGGCTGCGCGTCGCCGCAACCTGCAATAACGTGCGTGAAGCCGCCGAATCCCCCAGCGTGGATGATGCAGCCGGCACCGAACTTACTGGATCCGCTCAACGGGATTATTTCACTCTCCGAGAGCGAATTGAAATCATCACCAGGCAAGTAGCTGGCCTGCAGGAATACATCAACACGCAGTGTCTGAGGTGAAAATGAAATTAATCAAGCGCCTGTTCTGTACCCATCATTATCGGCTGTTCCGCACCATTCACGGCGATGAAGCCAACTACGCAAGAAGCGAATGGCGATGCGTTAAGTGCGACAAGCACAGATACAGCAAGCACCTGAGCAAACTTAGCGATTAACTTCGTTTATAAAATTCTGACAAGGCCATCTGTACGGTGGCTTTCACAGAGTTTTGTATAGGTTTGTAGCAGTCGCAGTGTCGGGCAGTCCCGGCAAAATACACCTATAACCCAGTGGAATATTCTAAATGTCAGAGATTACAGAAATGACGGACGTCCAGCAGATGAACCTCGAAATCCTTCGACTGGTTATGTCTGACACCGCAGCAGCCGAAAAGGCGATCGGATTCGTTGGTGGAAACAGGCTCAACTTCGAGTTGTTTAAAGATCAGTATCAACTGGCTGGCGCCGAAACCACTCCGCTATCCCGGACTGAAAAAGCGATCCGTGAAGCGAAGGAAGCATTAACTCTCTTCTCTACTGGAGTCTAAACAATGAATCAGCAAGAACTCCCGCGCTATCAGTGTCACAAAAAAGTATGGGCTCTGAAAATTGAACATGTTAGCCATAATCCAAATCCTGATATTACTGGCGCAAGCGGAGCGGCAAGCTACGGTGGCACTATCTATCCAGAAGACAAAACGTATCAGCCATTCGATATAAGCGCAGAATATATCTGCAAGCACCGTCCTATGCCTGGTGGTTACTACGTTGTCTATGAGGATGGATATGAATCATATTCACCAGTTGAGGCATTTGAATCTGGATACACAAAAATCTAACAGGAAATAACCATGGCGAATCCACCTAAGTATTCGATTCCTCTATTCAACTGCGCCGATGTCGTGTTGCTAATGGATCGTGATGAAGCAAAGGAATATTTAGCGAAACTTGATCTTGAATGGGACTTGTCTGGATTTAACGGATTCGCATATAGCCACACAAGAAAGGGAAAGGCACCACTCCTGATTATGGGTGTCTTCGTTCATGAGCCATCGGTTCTTGCTCATGAGGCATGCCATTTGGCCTTTGAGATTTGTCATCACGTCGGAGTGCCAACAAATAACAACGAAATGAATGAGACGTTTTGCTATCTGGTTCAGAGAATTGTTTACGCGTTCCTTCCCTACATACAGGAAAAGAAAGATGCCGCTTAAAAAAGGTCGCAGCAAAAAGGTTATCGGTGAAAACATCGCAACCGAGATGAAAAAAGGCAGGCCGCAGGACCAGGCGATCGCCATCGCAATGGATAAAGCCGGTAAGGGAAAGAAGAAACCGAAGAAGGGATATTAATCATGGCAGCGCCAAAAGGTAACCGATTCTGGGAGGCTCGCAGCAGTCATGGGCGCAACCCGAAGTTCGAATCGCCTGAGGCGCTGTGGTCAGCATGCTGCGAATACTTTCAGTGGGTAGAAGAACATCCGCTGTGGGAGATGAAGGCATTCTCGTATCAGGGAGAAGTGACGCAAGAACCGATCGCCAAGATGCGTGCAATGACCATCACTGGACTGACGCTATTCCTCGATGTGACATTGGAAACCTGGCGTACATATCGAATGCGAGAAGATTTATCTGAGGTCGTCACGCGAGCAGAGCAAATCATCTACGACCAGAAGTTCTCCGGAGCAGCAGCCGACCTTCTCAACGCCAACATCATCGCCCGTGACCTGGGCCTCAAAGAGCAGTCGCAAGTTGAAGACGTGACACCTGATAAGGGAGATCGCGATAAGCGCCGCTCTCGTATTCAGGAGTTACTCAACCGTGGAAAGCGAAGCGATTCTTGATGACCTGACGGAAGACGAGCAGATCGAATTGCTTGAGCTTCTGGAGGAAGAGGAGCGATACCGGGAAACGCACCTGCTGTATGAGTTCTCCCCTTATGGCAAACAGCGTGAGTTTATCGAGGCTGGAGCTGATTATCCTGAACGCTGCTTCATGGCTGGTAACCAGTTGGGCAAGTCCTACACTGGCGGCGCAGAGGTAGCATTCCATCTCACCGGCCGCTATCCCGGCACGAAAGGTTATCCTGCTGATGGCGCATACGGCGATACGTGGGGCGGTAAGCGCTTCTATGAGCCGGTTGTGTTCTGGGTTGGTGGCGAGACAAACGAAACTGTAACGAAGACGACTCAGCGCATCCTGTGCGGTCGTATCGAGGAGAATGATGAACCTGGCTACGGGTCAATACCGAAAGAGGACATCATCAGCTGGAAGAAGTCGCCATTCTTTCCGAACCTTGTCGATCACTTGCTGGTTAAGCATCACAACGCCGACGGCGTAGAAGACGGCATATCCATCTGCTACTTCAAACCGTACTCGCAGGGTCGCGCCCGCTGGCAAGGTGACACAATCCACGGCGTCTGGTTCGATGAAGAGCCGCCATACAGTATTTACGGCGAAGGTCTTACCCGTACTAACAAATACGGACAGTTTTCAATGCTGACGTTTACCCCACTGATGGGTATGTCAGACGTTGTTACCAAATTCCTGAAGAATCCGAGCAAGGCGCAGAAGGTTGTCACCATGACAATCTACGACGCCGACCACTACAGCGACGAACTGAAAGAGCAAATCATCGCTGGCTATCCAGAGCACGAACGTGAAGCTCGCGCCAAGGGTATCCCGACAATGGGTAGTGGCCGCATCTTCCAGATCCCTGAAGAAACGGTGAAGTGTCAGCCGTTCGAGTGCCCTGATCACTTCTACGTTATCGACGGGCAGGACTTCGGCTGGAATCACCCGCAGGCTCATATCCAGCTGTGGTGGGATAAAGACGAAGATGTGTTCTATCTGGCTAGGGTCTGGAAGAAGTCAGAGAATACAGCCGTGCAAGCGTGGGGCGCCGTTAAGTCGTGGGCAAATAAAATACCTGTCGCGTGGCCTCATGATGGTCATCAGCATGAGAAGGGCGGCGGTGAGCAGCTCAAGACACAGTATGCCGATGCAGGATTCCTGATGCTAGGTGAACACGCCACCTTCGCTGAAGGCGGTAACTCTGTCGAGTCTGGCATCAGTGAGCTACGCGATTTGATGCTCGAAGGACGGTTCAAAGTTTTCAATACCTGCGAGCCTTTCTTTGAAGAGTTCCGACTGTATCACCGGGACGAGAACGGGAAGATCGTCAAGACAAATGACGATGTGCTTGATGCCGTGCGCTACGGCTACATGATGAGACGCTTCGCCAAACTGATGCGCGACATCAAAACCCCGAAAGAGAAAAAAATACCCGCACCGATTAAACCTGTCGCACGGAGAAGATGATGGCAGACAATGAACGACTCAACGCCATTCTGTGCCAGTTCGACATAGACTGGTCGTCGGGCGATGAAGCCAGAACTGAGGCGACAAACGATCTTTATTTTAGTCGGATCAGCCAGTGGGATGATTGGCTTAGCGATTACACGACGCTTGCCTATAGGGGGCAGTTCGATGTGGTTCGCCCGGTAGTTCGAAAACTGATAGCAGAGATGCGGCAGAACCCGATTGATGTGCTTTATCGTCCGAAGGACGGAGCGGATCCGAACAGCGCTGATGTGCTGATGGGGATGTACCGAACCGACATGCGTCATAATGCTGCCCGTTCAGCGGTAAACGTCGCCGTCCGCGAGCAGATTGAATGTGGCGTTGGTCACTGGCGCCTGGTCACCGAGTACGAAGACAACAGCCTCACGTCACGCAACCAGGTGATCCGACGTCGACCACTTCACGAGTCATGCTCTCATGTCGTATGGGATTGCAACGCGAAAGAGCAGGACAAGAGCGACGCGCGCCACTGTACGGTGATTCAGCCATTCAGTCGCGAAGGCTGGAAGGTTTACGCAGAAGAGAACGGCTTCGATGCTGAAGAGATGCCGACATTCCAGAGTCCGGACAGCAACTGGGATTTCCCGTGGATGTCGAAGGATGTCGTGTATGTCGGTGAGTATTACGAGGTAGAGACGAAAACTGAGAAGGTATTCATCTACCAGGATCCGCTAACCGGGCAGCCGTCGGCATACTACCAGCGCGATATCAAAGAGGTAATCGACGAACTGGCAGAGAAAGGCTTCGTGAAGATTGGCGAGCGCAAGGTTAAGCGCCGCCGGGTTTACAAGTCGATTATCACCTGCACCGACATTCTGAAAGACCGAGAGCTTATCGCCGGTGAGCATATCCCTATCGTTCCGGCATACGGTGAGTGGGGATTTGCTGGCGACAAAGAGGTGTTCGAGGGCGTCGTAAGACTGACCAAAGACGGCCAGCGCCTGCGTAACATGATCATGTCATTCAACGCTGATATCGTCGCCCGCAACCCGCAGAAGAAGCCATTCTTCTACGCCGAGCAAATAGCCGGATATGAGCACATGTACGGCGGTGATGATGCCTATCCGTACTACCTGCTAAACATGAAGGATGAGAGCGGGGCCGACCTTCCTCCGTCACCCGTTTCCTACATGGAGAGCCCGGAAGTTCCGCAGGCCAACGCCTACATGCTGGAAGCAGCAACCAGCTCTGTGAAGGAAGTATCAAGCATCGGCGTTAACCCGGAGACAGTCCGCAGCCAAGTGGCTTTCGATACCGTCAACCAGTTGAACCAGCGCGCAGACCTGGAAACTTTCGTATTCCAGGACAACCTCGCTACTGCAATGCGCCGTGATGGTGAGATTTACCAGTCGATGGTTAACGACATCTACGACGTGCCGCGCGATGTGACTATGACGCTGGAAGACGGCAGCGAGAAGGATGTGAAAATTCTTACTCAGGTTGTCGACTATCAGTCAGGCAACGTTGTCACGCTTAACGACATTCGCGGTCGCTATGAGTGCTACACCGACACCGGGCCATCATTCCAGAGCATGAAGGAGCAGAACCGCGCTGAGATTCAGGACTTGCTGACTAAGGTTCCACCGGGAACACCAGAGTGGCAGATGCTGTTGCTGCAATACTTCACTTTACTCGACGGTAAGGGTGTCGAGATGATGCGCGAGTACGCCAACAAGCAACTCGTCATGATGGGCATGAAGAAGCCGGAGACGCAGGAAGAGATCCAGATGGTACAGCAGGCTCAACAGCAGCCGAAAGAGCCGTCACCTGAGCAAGTTCAGGCACAAGGAATTCTTCTTCAGGGTCAGGCTGAGCTTCTCAAGGCGCAGAACCAGCAGGTTCAACTGCAGGTCGATGCTGCCAAGGTCGAAAGCGCCAATCAACTTAACCAGGCGAAGATCGCCGAAATCTTCAACAATATGGATCTGGATAAGCAAGCCGCTTTCCGTGAATTCCTTGACCTCATGCAGCGCGAGCAGAACGAAAGCTCAGCCAACGCGCGGGCAAACGCAGAATTACTACTCAAAGGCAATGGCCAGCAGCATTCACAGCGCATGGACATAGCCAACATCCTGCAATCGCAGAGACAAAACACCTCACCGGCAGAGCAGCCGAGCAAACCTCAATAAGAGAGAGTTAATCATGAAAACCACCGAAATTCAGGAAGCTGAAGGCCACCTCCTGCCCATCGATACTACGGCGGCATCCGCAGTCGATCCTTCGCTAAATGCCAATAGCGAAACTGGACAGGAAGAAGGCTTTGATGTCGTCCTGAAAGACGATGAGAGCAAACCAAAACAAGACCCGGCAACCAACGCGCAATTTGCACAGCGTCGACTTGAGCGCAAGCGTCAACGCGATCTTGAGCAGCAGGCCGCCGCAGTGCAGCGCGGAGAATTGCCGGAGAACTTGCGGGTAAACCCTGATCTCCCACCTCAGCCAAACGCCAACGACTTCTTTTCTGATGAAGCGATGGAGAAATATGGATGGGACAGCGGCCGCGCTCAGGCAGCATTCCAGCAGGCGAACAATGAGTGGCTTATCAAAGCTCAGGACGCCCGTAGCAATGCTGTTGCCGAACAGGTCCGAAAGACTCAGGAATACTCCCAGCAGTCAGCGCAATACGTCGAAGCAGCCCGTAAACACTATGACGCGGCGGAGAAACTCAACATTCCTGATTATCAGGAGAAAGAAGATGCGTTCATGCAGATCGTACCGGCACCGGTGGCGACTGACATCATGCGCCTGTTCCCCGAGAAATCCGCCGCGCTCATGTATCACCTGGGAGCCAACCCGGAGAAAGCCCGCCAGTTGCTGGCGATGGACGGACAGCTCGCGCTGATTGAATTGGCCAGACTATCAGATCGTTTAACTCTCAAGCCGCGCGGTCAGCAAGTTTCCGCCGCCCCCAATCCTGACGAGCCTCTACAGGGTCAGGCTGTTGCTGCCAATATTTCAGCGTTAGAAAAGCGCATGAATGAAGCGGCCAGTAAGGGTGACACGGACACTTACCGCAAGCTAAAAGCTCAATTGAAAGGAATTAAATAATGGCACTTAATGAAGGTCAGGTAATCACCTTTATGCTCGATGAAGTTATCGAGACCATTGAAAATCTCACGCCGATGGCTCAACGCGTCGGAAAATACGAACCTCCTACTGCAGACATGCAGCGCTCGCAGAACACCGTGTGGATGCCGCTGGAGCAGGAAGCTCCGACGATGCCTGGCTGGGACTTGACCGGGCAGGCGACCGGCATTCTTGAGCTGGCCGTAAAATGCAACATGGGCGTACCGGATAACGACTTCTTCCAGTTGCGCGCTGATGATCTGCGTGATGAGCGATCTCTGCGTCGTCGCATCCAGGCGTCCGGTAAGAAACTGGCAAACAACGTTGAGTCGGCTATCGCCAAGCAGGCGGCAGAGATGGGCTCTCTCGTGGTTACCAGCCCGGATCCGATTGGCACCGCAACCACGGGGTGGGACTTCATCTCTGAAGCCGAAGAGTTGATCTTCTCCCGTGAGCTTAACCGTAGCTCTGGCCTGTCTTTCTTCTTCAACGGGAAAGACTACCGCGGCGCCGGGCAGGATCTGACGGGCAAAGACTTCTACGGTCGCATCCCGGAAGACGCCTACAAGAGCGGAACCATTCAGAAGCAGGTTGCAGGCTTCAACGATGTGCTGCGTTCCCCGAAGATGCCGACGCTGACAGCGTCAACCGCAACCGGCATCACGGTAAGCGGTGCGCAGAAGTTCCAGCCGCTGGCATGGGTTGCTGATACCGACGGCAACCGTGAAAACGTGGACAACCGCGTTGCAACGGTGGTGCTGTCTTCCACCACCGGCTTCAAGCGTGGCGACAAGATCAGCTTTACCGGCGTGAAATTCCTGTCTCAGATGGCGAAGAACGTCCTGACTCACGACGCAACGTTCAGCATCACCCGCGTTATCGATGCGACTCACGTCGAAATCACGCCGAAACCGATCGCGCTGAACGACACGTCTCTGACCAAAGAGCAACTGGCTTACGCTAACGTAAACACCTCTCTGGCTGATACGACGCCTGTTACCGTGCTTAACACCACTACCGCAGAAACCAACGTGTTCTGGGCTGATGACTCCATCCGCCTGGTGTCGCAGCCAATCCCGATCAACCACGAACTGTTCTCCGGCATGAAAACGAAGAGCTTCGCAATTCCGAGCGTCGGCCTGAATGGTGTTGTGGCGTACCAGGGTGACATCAACACGCTGTCTGGAAAGTGCCGTATCGCTCTCTGGTACGCACCTACCGCAGTGCGTCCGGAAGCAATCGGTGTTGGTCTGGCAAGTCAGGCTTAATGTCACGGATGTCGTAATCACAGGGGCTTCGGCCCCTTTAATTTTTGGAGCGTGACATGTCAAAAATGCTTTTTAAGCCAGGAAAGGCGAAAACGTGGAAAGGCGTCGGCTATGACTGGAAAATCGTGAGCGAAGACCAGATTAGTGAGCATCTCGATGCTGGTTGGTTGTCACATCCAGATGACCTGCTTAAACGTGGCCGCAAACCAAAGGCGGTAGCAGATGAATCTGACGACGAAGAATGATCTGGTTCTCGCGGCGTTGCGCAAGCTCGGTATCGCCTCCGATTCCACGCTAACCGACGTTGAGCCGCAGTCTACAGGTGACGCCGTAAATGACCTCGAGATGATGATGGCTGAATGGCTGGGCGGTGATGACTCGCCTGGTATCAGTATCGGATATCTGTTTGCGCCTGATGGCGAACCTGCACAGCCTGGCGATGACCACGGATTGCAGAATAATACGCTAAACGCCGTCATTACCAACCTTGCGTGCCGCATCGCTACTGACTATGGCCGAGAAGCATCTGGCAAGCTCGTAACCACAGCCAGATACGGCAAAGAACAACTCGTTAAACTGTCAGCAATGTCGCGGGCGGTCGATGCGAAATGCAAAGCCGGTTATCCAAACCGCATGCCGATTGGAAGTGGAAATCGCCTGGCCAATCAGGTTGGGTGGCGATACTTCCATCGTAAAGATCCATGCAATAACGGGAGCGAATGATGCCTGTTCAGCAAATACCACTGATGCGCGGGCTTGGTAAGAGTTTCAGCGACGCAGACTATATCGACCTGTTGCCGACAAACATGCTTGCCGTGCCGAAAGAGGTACTCAACAGCAATGGGTATTTGCGTTCATTCCCGGGCATAGAGAAGCGACGCGATGTTAACGGTGTATCGCGTGGCGTTCAGTTCAACACGTCTCAGAACTCCGTTTATCGCGTCTGTGGCGGGAAGCTTTACCGTGGAGAGGCTGAAGTCGGTGATGTGTCAGGGACGGCGCGTACTCCTATGGCCCATAGCCGTACATCTCAGGCGGTGGTGACCGGCGGCCAGGTTGTTCTGTACCGGTATGACGGAACGGTAAAGACCATCGCCAACTGGCCTGTTGATTCGACGTACATCCAGTATGAGCTCGGATCCGCTCGTGATGTTGTTCGCGTCCGTGGTCGCTACGCATGGTCGAAAGATGGCTCTGATTCATTCTTCATTTCCGACCTTGAGGATGAATCGCACCCTGACCGGTTATCCGCAGAGTACCGGGCTGAATCGCAGCCTGACGGTATCATCGGAATGGGCGTGTGGCATGACTATATCGTGTGCTTTGGTTCGTCAACCATTGAGTATTTCACGCTGACTGGTGCAACTACTGCTGGCGCCGCGCTTTATGTGAACAACCCTGCATACATGGTGCAAAAAGGCATCGCGGGAACATTCTGCAAGACCGTGTTTATGGATGCGTTCGCGATTGTCAGCAACCAGGCGTCCGGAGCCCCGTCGGTATATCTCGTTGACTCTGGACGAGCTGTTCCGATCTCCACCGCGCGCATCGATAAATATCTTCGCGAATACACGGCGGGAGAACTGGCCACGTGTGTTCTTGAATCGCTGCGTTTTGACTCACACGAGTTACTGATAGTGCATTTGCCTCGCCATGTGCTGGTGTATGACGGATCAGCAAGTCAGAACGGCCCGCAATGGTCGGTGCTGAAAACCGGACTTAACGATGATGTCTATAGATCCATCGACTTCATGTATGAAGGCAACGAAATCACCTGTGGCGATAAAACAGAAGCGGTGACCGGGAATACAAAAACAGATATCTCAAGCCAGTACGGAAAGCAGCAGGAGCACTTGCTGTTTACTCCACTCATCAAGGCTGATAACGCTCTGTTATTCGACCTGGAACTTGAGTCCAGTACCGGCGTTGCGCAGATTGCCGATCGGTTGCTTATCTCTGCCACTACTGACGGAATTAACTGGGGAAGAGAGCAGATGATTCCGTGGAATGCGCCATTCCGCTACGACTCACGAACCATCTGGCGCCGTGTTGGGCGAGTGCGGAAAAACATAGCATTCAAATTCCGCGTAATCACAAAAGCTCCTGTCACATTATCAGGGCTCTCAATCAGGGCTGAATAATGGCAGATCCCAATCTGAATGTGCCTGTCATCGTGCAGGCGATCGGTGTTATGGCTGCATCGTTGCCATCGATATTTACCCCCGCATACCAGCAGTACGTTTTAAGCCAGACAGAAGACTTTAAAAATGTTGCTGGGAAGGCGAACGAAGCCGGGCAAGGGGCATACGATGCGCAGGTAAAAAACGATGAGCAGGATACAATCCTCGTTGACCACGAAATCAGGCTCGACGCCGCAGAAGCAAAAATACAAAACCATGAAACAAGGATAACAAACGCAGAAGCGGCCATAGTTAGCCTTGATTCACGGATGACAACAGCAGAAAACGACATTGATTTTCTGACTGATGAAGTCATTTCCATACAGGCGTCTCTTGCAGACCACGAAACGCGAATTGACGCTCTTGAATACGCCGTCACGAGGAAGAAGTCAGAGGTTATTTACACCGGGATAAGCCTGCCGATAACCACAACAGCGACCAACCTGATTTCGTTGATAAAAACTCTAACGCCAGCATCAGGAACACTCGCGCCGTTCTTCGACACCGTCAACAACAAGATGGTCGTCTACAACGAGAATAAAAGCGTCCAGTTTAAGTTGTCTCTCGTTGGGTCGTGGCCTGGTGGAACAGGTAACCGCTCTATGCAATTGACGTTCTCTGGCACAGTCCCTGACACGCTGGTAAACGACAGGACTGCAATTACCACCACTGACAACATCTTGCTGGCAACCTTCTTCAGTGTTGATAAAAACGGCTTCCTTGCCACCAATGGTAGCACGCTGACTATTAAGTCAAACGGCGCAACATTCACTGCCACCACCATCAAAATTATCGCGGAGCAATGATGATCACATTCAAGCAAACGCGAGACGCCGATCTGGTTGAGGCCGTCGGAAACCATCCTGACATCATCGCTGGCAGCAACAATGGCGATGGGTATGACTACAAGCCTGACACGAAATACTTTGAGGTGCATGTGCATGGTGAGTTCGGCGGCATCGTCTACTACCAAGAAACGCAACCCCTGACATTCGACTGCCATGCGATGTATCTGCCAAACGCCAGGGGATTCAGCAAAGACATCGGCCTTGCATTCTGGCGACACATCATTGCCACTACCAATTTCGCCTGCGTCATCTCCTATGCTGCGCGAAAATTTCGCCACGGGCAGATCTACTGCACGATGATCGGCATGACCCGCGTAGGCACCATCAGGAAGTATTTCAAAGGCGTCGATGACGTCACCTTCTATTCAGCAACCAGAGAAGAGTTAGAAGCCTTCCTCCAAAAAAGCAGGAGTTAATCATGAGCAACATTTTTGCACTGGGCAGGAAACTGCGCGGTGAGGAGCCTCTTTATCCTGAAAAAGGTGGGAAAGGTGGGGGCGGTGCCGATAAAAGCGCAAAGTATGCAGCTGAGGCAACTCGATACGCTGCAGACCTTCAAAACCAGCAATTCAACAGAGTGATGGAGCAGCTCGCACCTTACGCCGCAGCCGGTCTTCCTGCTCTTCAGCAGATCCAGCAACTGTCAACACTGGAAGGCCAGAACAAGGCCCTCAATCAGTATTACGGGTCAGATCAGTACAACCAACTTGCAAACCAGGCCCGCTATCAAAATCTCAACGCAGCTGAAGCGACTGGTGGTCTTGGATCCACCGCAACCAGTAATCAGCTTGCGGCCATCGCGCCAACGCTGGGGCAAAACTGGCTATCCGGACAAATGCAGAATTACGGAAACCTGTTAAACGTCGGTCAGTCGGCTGCGGCAGGTCAGGCGTCAGCCGGGCAGAACTATGCCAATAATGCCGGGAATCTTGCCCAGCAAATGGCGGCTATTAAGTCTCAGGGCTCAGGGCAATCATCATTTGGCAATGCTGTTGCCGGCGGAACAAGCGGAGCGCTTGCCGGTGCTGGCATCGCAAATCTTCTCGGATCATCAACTCCGTGGGGTGCTGGCATTGGTGCTGGTATTGGGATTCTCGGCTCTCTGTTTTAAGGGGTTATCGTGGCCACATTTCAACTTGCAGGCCTGCCATCAATGCAGGTGTCTAACCAGAATGCGCCTGGTCAGCCGTCACTATCCAGTTATGACTTTACTCAGCGGCCAAATGTTGGCGTTCAACTTGCGCAGGGAATTAGCGGTATAACTCAGGCAATTGGCCAGGGTGAGGCTGCCAAGCGACTGTCTGAATTTCAGCAGGCATTCGGCCAGGCTTATGCGGCAGGCGATCGCGATGCATTGCGCCAACTGGCGGCATCAAATCCAGAACAGATTGAAACAATCCGCCAGGGAATGGGATTTATTGACGCTGATCGCAATCAGTCAATGGGCGACATGTCGGCGCGCCTTAACATTGCAGCGGCACAGGGTCCGGACGCAGTGATGAGGGAGCTTGCAAATAATCAGAATGCGCTGCAGCAGATCGGAGTGTCTCCCCAACAGGCATGGGAGACGTACCAGCAGAATCCGCAAGGATTTAGCCAGTTAACAGACATGCTCGGTATGCACGCAGTTGGTCCTGAGAAGTATTTCGATATCCAGGACAAGATCGCTGGTCGCGATATTTCTCGAGGACAACTTGCAGAGCAGATCCGCAGCAACCAGGCTAGCGAAGCTAACACTATTCGCGGTCAGAATATAAGTCGTGAAAACTCCATTCGCTCAGCTAATGCGCCAACTGCAGCGATGCAAAACTATAACCAGTATGCGCAATTGCTGAAATCAGATCCTGAATCAGCGGCAACATTTGCCGCCGCTGCAGGCATCAATCCATCAGCCAAAAAACTGATGAAGGTTGAAACCAATCCTGATGGTTCGGTGACGAAATACTACACGGACGGCAGCGAAGAGGCCGGGAAAATTAACCAGCCCATCAATGGCGACGGCATTAAACCAATCAGTCTGCCTCAGGCTCAGTCGATCATCGACAAGGCTAATGAAGGCTCTAAGAAAGCAGCAGGTTTTGCCTTGCGCCTAAAGGATTCAATGGACTCCATGAACGAGCTTGGAAAAACCATTGACCCGAAGCGTGTAGCATTAATTAACCGCTCTCTTGGTGATGGAACTATAGCAAACCTGAGCCTATCTCCGGCAGAACAGCAGTATATGGTTAATGCCAGGGATGCGCTTTACGCAATTTTGCGACCAGAAACAGGGGCAGCGATTACTCTTCCTGAAATGCAGGAGTATTCGAAAATGTACCTACCGCAACCTGGCGACTCAAAAGGCGCAACCGATACAAAAATGCGAAAAATGAAAGGTCAATACAACTCACTTCGCGGTCAGTCTGGTCGAGTATATGACGCGTTAGCTGTGTCTACAGCTGCTAACAATCAGGACCAACAACCCGAACAAAATAAGCAACAACAGCAAGCACCACAGCAGCCTGCAATGCACACCTCTAAATCCGGCATTCGATTCACGGTGGAATAATGAAAGTTACAGCCAACGGTAAGACATTCACATTCCCAGAAGGAACAAGCACTGAGGATATTGGATCGGCTATTGATGAGTATTTTTCTGGGCAGTCTGCACAGCAGGAACGGCAACGCACATCTACGACCACAGAAAACAATCCACAGCAACAAGAGACATCATTAATGCAGCGCGCTGGTGATTTCCTGACTGGCGGGAAGAGTGCCGGACAGATTACAGAGCAAGCTGGTCGCGGACTGGTTAACATCCCGTTTGATGTGCTGCAAGGCGGCGCCAGCCTGATTAACGCTATTAGTCAGGGATTAGGTGGTCCAAAGGTTCTTGATGACGTGTATCGACCGATTGACAAGCCAACCGATCCATATGCTCAGGCTGGAGAAACCATTGGTGGGTATCTTATTCCAGGAATTAAGGGGGCTGGAAGCATGGCGGCCGGATCCGTTGCTGAGGCTGCCAACCAGCAGGGAGATTTCGCTGAGAACGTCGCAAAGAATGCAGCAATTAACCTTGGTGCTCAGGGGTTGTTGTCAGGCGCCGCAAAAGTAATAGGGCGTGGAGTTACAGCATTAAAGGGTGAGATAGCACCGGAAGCAAAACGCGTTATTGAGACGGCAGAAAGCATGGGTGTAACGCCTATGACATCTGACTTAATAAAGCCTGAAAGCGCACTCACACGAGGTCTTGTGCAAGGCGGTGAAGGTGCCATTCTCGGAACTGGCGCGAAACGTGCTGAGCAATACGCAACCAGGAGCAAGCTTGTAAGCAACTACCTTGACCGTTTCGGTGAATATAATCCTGATGACGTGGTCCAGTCGCTAACCAGCACGTTAAGAGGCCGAAAGGATGCAGCTGGCGCCGTTATTAATGACGTCACCAACAAGATGGGAAATACTGCGGTAGATACCACCAATACCATGAATGCTCTGGATACCGCTATCGCCAGACAGGAAAGGCTAGGTACGTCCGCGAATCAGAACCTTCTTACCTCTCTTCGTAATCTTCGCGATGAACTGGCCGACCCGGCTGCAGATCTTGATATGACGTTTGACTTACTGCGCCAGCACCGCACCGCATTTCGTTCAAATGTTCAGGGTGACTCTATGGTATTCCCTGATCAGGCAAAGGCGGCCACCAATATGGTTGAGAATGCCATGTCCAGAGATTTGCGGAATGCCGTTGGGAAAACGCTTGGACCGAGCGATGCATCGGCGTATCTGAAAGCGAATTCTGACTACGCCAATGTCTATAATAAGGTTCTGAATAAGAACATTGCCAATAAACTGAACAAGGCCAGCAGTGAATCGACCCCTGAACTGATTAACAGCGTAGTGTATAGCCGCAAACCATCAGATGTTAAACGCATCTGGAGCGCCCTTGATGATAAGGGCAAGGATGCAATGCGGGCGGCGTACATCAGCAAGATTGCAGAGCGCGCCGGTGATTCACCTGCAAAATTCATGACGGAAGTTAACAAGCTAAAATCTCAGTCTGGCGGTGCGATCTACAACACCATTTTCAGCGGGAAGCACATGAAGGAACTGGATGCTTTGCATGATGTTCTGAGAGAGACGGCCAGATCTGATGCTGCAAATGTGGTAACGCAGACAGGGCAGGCGCTGGCAAATCCATTAAGAGTGGCGGCGGCCATACCAACACTTGGTATATCTCTTGCTTCTGAGGCTGGATATGGACTTGCCTTGCGAATGTATGAAAGCCAGCCAGCCAGAAATGCGCTTCTACGTCTTGCAAACACAAAGGCAGGTACTCCTGCACATGAAAAGGCGTTGAACCAGGCTGCAGTTGCCATCAGACCGCTACTGGCTAACGAAGCAACTCAGCAATAACAACCAATAACTTAATTTAACGCAATGCTGCGCAAGTTTTAGCTTGTGCGGCTTTGCTGCGCCCGGAGCAAAATAAATGTCAGACATTACTGCCAACGTTGTCGTATCAATGCCAAGCCAATTGTTTACGATGCCTCGTCAATTCAAGGCCGTAGCAAACGGGAAGATCTACATAGGGCTTCCTGATACCGACCCAACATCGCCATCCAATCAAATTCAAGTATACCTGGAGAATGAAGATGGCTCACACGTACCAATTGATCAGCCACTTGTAATTAACTCAGGAGGATATCCTGTATACAATGGGCAGATTGCGAAATTTGTTACAGTGCAAAACCATAGCATGGCAGTGTATGATTTATATAACTCGCAGCAGTTCTATTTCCCAGACATATTAAAATATTCACCAGACCAACTAAGACAAGAGCTGGGAAGTGATAGCGGCGCTTCATTAATAGGCGTAGATGGTGGTGGAACGCTACAGGATAAATTAGATAAATATGACACCCTATTCCACAGAGTTGAAACTGTTAGCGAGCTCCACCTCCTAAATGAACCAATCGGAACAAAAGTTAGAGTTCTTGGGTATTATGAGGCAGGTGATATCCCTGAATTCGACTGCATCATTCAGGAAGGTAACACTGATGAAGACTTTGGTTATGTTTTCAAAACAAATAATGGATACGCATTAAGAACAACAAAATTCGATACTCTTGATATAAGGTACTATGGAGCCAAGCAAGGTGATGCAACAGCAACCACGCGAGCCATAAACAATATCATGATGTTCACTCAGAAGAGTGATTATCGCACCATCTATATACCAAGCGGAGAGTGGCCTGTAAACTCTGTAGCACATGAAATAAAGGTTGATAACTTTTCAATATACGGTGAGGATGGAGCGATAGTTAATATAACTATCGGATTCCTGATTGGCGCTTATCCTTATGCAACTGGAGGATTTCGAAGAAATATATCGGTGGACAATATAAGGTTTGTAGGAAATAACACATCGGCAATTGCATGTTTTGATATGAGCATGGTTGTTGGAATCACAATTAAAAACTGCATATTTGAAGAATGCGTTGTTAATGGTCACGTCCTAGACGCAATTGGCTGCTCAGAAATAATGGTAGCAAACTGCCAGGTTGTTGGTAGCAATCTTGGGTCACAAGTAAATAAATATGCAGAGGCCTTCCAGCTTGCAGAGGCTGACCCTGCCGGGCAGTCATGGAGACATCCAGAGTATGATACTTTCTTCGACGGAAGAAGCTCCACCAACGCTGTTTTCAGCAACTGTAGATTTGTACCAAAACTGAACTTAGATGGCTCTATAAAATCATACCCACCAAGGCCAATAGGTGGTCATTCACCAGGCGCGTCAGCAGCAATAAAGAATTTAACGATATCTAACTGCTTTATTGACAGGGTTACACCGTACACGCCTGGAGTGCCAAGAACTGAAGCAATTTCCGCAATAAATGTATTTGTTAGCGGAATTATAAATATATCAGACAATGTATACATAGGCCATGGTTCTTCCACTATCAGGTCGAGACCATTCCTATGTGTAGCATACAAACCAGAATATGTAGAGTCATCTGGTACTACTATTAATGTCGATAGGAATACCATACCCAGAAGCGGAGAGGCTGTCACTGACTCTGAGATTCTTATAAGCACATTGACAGGGTCGGCGTCTGTAACCAGGAATGTTATTATAAATCTTTCTGGAAACCAACTATCAAGCGTGATAGGAACTCAGCCACAATTGCTTGTACAAGTTAATAACTCTACCAACCCGATAACTGGAGTGCGATTAAACGTAAGGATGTGCTCCATTAAGCTCTCAAGATATATAGCTTTTGCTACCGAGGTTCAGGAGGTGCATGTTTCTGATTGCATATCTATAGATGGATCAACACAGGCAGTGAATGCGCAATGCAGTATCGTTCAGGGGTTATTTGCTGTAGTAACTGGATGTACAATGACCAGGTCAGGATTCACTGACACCAGAGGTTATTTGAGGTCATCATTAAGTCACAACACATGGAACAGCGAAAATTCACAAGGTGGAGTATTTAGGCGGTGTATAATCTCAACGTCTTCTAGCTTCAGCTCCGTAGGAAATAGAGTGTATGGCCAAGAGGGTGGCGCATCTGAGTATGGCATCTTCTTTGATAATGGAGTTAAGCAGTCAACTGCTGATTATGAATTTAGCGTGAAATCATAATCCACAAATTGGAAGGGTGCGAGCGCCCTCCCAATATAAACAATCAAGACTTTCTTATAAAAGGATATTCTATATATCTAAATGTTAGCGAGCAACCCATACATATAATAAGGCATAACGAAGACTGTATTAAAAGCAATTGAGTTCCTGAAACATAAATTCCGTTTAAATAACTACCTCCTATAATAGCAAAGGCGTAAAATGCAATCACATGCAATAGATAAATACTATAACTGATTTCTCCCATATACTGCAAAGACTTGCATTTAAATATTGATGGCTCGCTTATTATGAATGATATAAACATGATTGATACTGACATTATTTTAATGTAACTATAATTGTGTGTGTTTATCGTTGTTAAGTACGCAGTAGACACAATGGACATAATAAATATTATTGTGGATGAGTATTTGATTATATTATTTTTATTTATTTTTGACTCAATTAAAGCTGCGACTCCTCCGGCAATGAAGCACGCCCACATGTTTTTCCCATCTATGTAAAAAACAAAGGAAGCTAAAGATATTAAACATATAAAGCATACTGCAGATGCTTTTCTTGAAGACATTATTGCAGCAATCAAAGGAAGGGTAATGTAAAACTTAATTTCAAATGGAAGAGTCCACACCATAGTAACAAGTTGACTACCATCAAATCCGGTAAGCAAATATGAATCAGAAAGGAATCCAAAAGTCATCAACTTTATTGAATTAACAATGAATCTTTCATCAATAGATGATGACATGGCCAATCCTATTGACAAAACCACCAAAACAAAAAATGAGTAAAGAGGGGCCAATCTTTTGAATCTAGACCAAAAATATTTACTCCAATCTTGATTTCTATTGTTTATTAGTTTTTTTATGAATAAGAAAGCGGTGATGCAAAAAAATATCTGAACGCCTATGGCACCAAGAGCTACATTGTATTTGAAGCTTGGTACAAGTATTTCTTGATTGGAAAATCCGGATAATCCAACTCTCCAGCTGTGAGCGCAAACAACAAATACAGCAGCAAGACCTCTTATACCATCCACGTGCGTGTATCTTTTTCTAACATCATCACCTGATGACAGGTGCGGTAGCGTATTTAATCTTGATAAAATACCACAAAAAATTATAAAGCTACCAATAATGGTTATAGATACAAGATACGAGTATAGCAT